AGCCTGAGCCGGAGATAGTGACTGTATCCGTCAAGATACACCGTCAATACGTTGACGAGTTGACGGCGTGGTGCGCTATTCGCGGCGGGACGGTGACGGCGTGACAACTCAGCCGCAATTGTTCCATATGGCGCTAAAAGATAAAGACGTTGTTTATACGCCTGACTACATGGCAAAAGAGATTGTCGAAAGATTCAATCCTAGCGGCGCGATTCTTGAGCCATGTTGCGGTGACGGCGCATTTATGCGCTATTTGCCAGAAAATACCATGTGGTGCGAGATTGAGCGCGGGCGTGATTTCTTTGCGTGGCATGAATCTGTTGACTGGATTATAGGAAACCCGCCGTACTCAATCTTCAATGATTGGTTGCGCCATTCTTTCGAGTTGGCTGACAATGTTGTGTACCTTATTCCGCTCAATAAAATCTTTAACGATTTCGGAATGATTAGAGACATTATCAGTTATGGCGGTATCGTTTCTGTTTACGCAATCGGCAGAGGCGAAAAAATAAACTTCCCAATGGGTTACGCAGTAGGCGCGGTTCACTTTCAGCGCGGCTACACTGGCGCGACGATGATCACAATGTATAAGGGCGCTAACCAATGAATCCATCGCCCGCGCAACTCCAACGCATCCGCGACTTGTCGCAACAACTGAGCAACGAACTAGCAGACTTGCAGACTATCCTTAGCCTGCCCGATGTGCCTATGCCGTTGCAACCGTCACGGCTCGTCATGTCGTGGCCGTGTGGTGACATCAACAGGCGACAACTCGCACCGTGGTTTGATGCGACGGGTTACGGCACGCTGTACCAGAACGGCACGCAGTATCACACCGGGCACGACTTGAACTTAGGCGACTTTGGCGACAGTGGCGCGCGTGTGATGGCCGTAGCCGATGGCGAAATCGTTTTCGCTGGAGTCGTCAAGGGCTGGCAGGGTTGGGTAGTCGTCATTCGTCATGTGCTTGAGGATGGGCGGCTATTCTGGACTCGTTACGCCCACATCAAAGACGTGACACCGATTGGGCATGTCAAGCGCGGCGATTTGCTTGGCTACATTTGCGACTACCTGCCCGCTGGCAAGCAAAACGATCACCTGCACATTGACGGCTCTTGGAAAGACTTGGGCAAAGTTCCCGGCGACTGGCCGGGGCTTGACTTGGCGCGGCTGAAAGTCGATTACTTCGATTTAGTCAAGATGATACAGGAGCGGCTTCCCTAATCATGCCAAAGCCTAAACCAGCACGCCCCGCGCTTGCCGTCTTTGTCGGTGACTTGCATTGCGGGGGCGATACTGGACTAGCATTGCCGGGATTCAAGATACCAAGCAAGCAGAGCAGGCCGTACAGCGCAAGTAGTGATCAACAATGGTTATACGATTCGTGGATTGACTTTAACAACAGAATCAAGCAACTCGCCAAAGGTCACCGATTATTCGTCGGCCTCGGCGGTGACATGATAGACGGCGTGGCCCATCACGGCACAACGCAGACGAGCGGCACATATAGCGATCAAGTGCTGATGGCCGCTGAGTTAGTAAGGCCATTAGTCGGCATGGCTGACGAGGCACTAGGCATCACTGGCACGGCGGCACACGTTGGGGACTGTGGCGAATCTGATTCATCTCTATATGAGATGTTACACATGGATAGCGCGGCCTTTTACAACGTTATCATCGGCGGCAAGCGGCTATGGTGGTCACATCACGGTGTACCAGTTGGACAACGTGAATGGACGCTCGAAAACGGCGCGGTGACATTGGCGCGTGATGTGGCAATGTGGGCGAGTAGTAACGGACTGCCCGCGCCGGATGCAATCATCGGCCATGACAGACACCGCACGTTCGAGCCTGTCACGGTGCGCGGGATTACGGTAGGTCTAACACCGTGCTGGCAACTGCCAACGTATTACGGCTACAAGTGGCCGTTTAAGAGCGTGACAATCGGCGCGTTGATTTGGTATCCCGATTTGGGAAAAATGGAAACCATCACCTATGCCAAGAAGCAACAAGAGCGCACAGCCTTTAGTGCAAGTCGAAACGACAGCCGCACCGGTATGGTGGGCGCAACTGGACGCGATAGACGACACGCCGCAACCGCCGCGCCCTGACGAGTTTACCCGCGCCATGTATGCAGAGCGCAGGAACTTGAATCTTGACGAGGCGCGGGATGCGATTGAGCGGCTGGTCAAGTTGGGCAAGGTGCGGCGCACTAGGACTTACAAAAAACAGGTGTTGTATCAGGTGGTTAAGGCATGATTAACTGGCAGAATGTCACGGTAAAACTGTCCACGCTGAAACCGTGGGAACACAACCCGCGCACGATGACAAAGGCGCAAGCCAAGCGGCTGCTGAAGTCGTGGAATGAGTTGGGGCAATTTCAGACCATCGCCATCGGGCCGGACGGTCAAGTATATGACGGTCATCAGCGGCTGTCGGCGTTGCTCACGGCATACGGCGCGGCGTACCAGATCGAAGCACGGCAGAGTGACCGCGCCCTGACTGACGATGAGCGTCAAGCGCTGACACTGGCGGCTAACATCGGGGCGGGCGCTTGGAATTGGGACGTTATAGCGAGTTGGCCTGTCAAGACTGTCACCGATTGGGGCATGGATGCCGACACGCTGAAAACGTGGAACAATGACTCTGCTAATCTTGCGACGATGCTAGAAGTGCCGCCCGACTTCTCGCCCGTATCAGTTGACGAGCAAGGCCGACTTGATCAGAAGTCGCCTATCACCTGCCCGCATTGCGGCGTGGAGTTTATACCAGAATGAGCAAGGCTGATTTACGGCTTGATTGGTGTTCATATCGGGCCGCGAAGTGGGCAGTTGAACATTGGCATTATAGCAAGCGCTTACCAATGCCCCCGCTTGTAAAGATTGGAGTTTGGGAGAGTGGGGAGTTTATCGGGTGCGTCCTATTCGCTCATGGCGCTAATAACTCAATTGGTAGAGAGTACGGCCTAAGTCAGTTACAGGCTTGCGAGTTGGTCAGAGTCGCATTGACTGATCATGTAAATTCTGTCAGTCGAATAGTCACAATAGCAACTAGGATGCTTCAAAAGCAGTCGTCAGGATTGCGGCTGATTATATCCTATGCAGACAGCGAAAAGAATCACCACGGCGGAATATATCAGGCAATGGGCTGGATATATGTTGGGCGTGGTCAGGGCAGCAGGGAGTTTTTTCACGATGGCAGATGGAAGCACAACAGAGAGGTAACATCTGGCGCGTTTGGCGGTAGTCGCAAGGTGATTGATTATCAGTCATTGCCTCAGCGCGTAACTCTCGGAAAGCACAAATATCTATACCCGCTTGACGATGCCATGCGGCAACAAATCGAGCCGCTACGCAAGCCGTACCCGAAACGCGAACGAGGCGAAATAGACAACGCGGCGGAATCCAATCCGCAAACTGGCGGCGCAAGTCCGACCCGTTCGCTCTAACTTTTACTGTGAATGATGTGTGAGATATGGCAAACGAGCAGAATCTAAAACCATTCGTGAAAGGTGACCCGCGCATCAACCGCAAAGGCCGCCCGAAGTCGTTTGACAAGTTGCGCGAGTTGGCCGTGTCGCTGGCTAACGAAGCGGCGACGGCGACGAAAGACGGCGTGACTGTGCCGATTATGATTGACGGTCACGCGGCGACACAGATTGAGATGCTACTGCGTACCATGATGCGCGAGAATCCGGCGTGGTTCGTTGAAATCGCTTTCGGAAAAGTGCCGGACGAGGTACAAAACAGCGGTGAAATCAAGCACACGATCACAGTCGAATACGTCAACGCGGCTACAGTTGCCGCAACTGACGACGCCGCAAGTCACGATTAAGACTAAGGCGCGGCGATTCAACGCGATTAGATGCGGGCGGCGGTTCGGTAAGGATATACTGCTACAAGACATCCTGATTAACACTGCCTTGCAAGATTCGCGGCCTGTGGCGTGGTTCGCGCCGACTTACCGCATGTTGCTTGACAACTGGCGCAACATCCGCAACACGCTTGCGCCTGTCATTGTGCGGGCGAATGATAGCGAGCATCGGCTAGAGTTGATTACGGGCGCGGTTGTGGATATGTGGTCACTCGACAACCACGACGCGGCACGCGGGCGCAAGTACAAACTTGTGTGCATCAACGAAGCGGCGATGATTGCGCGGCTACAAGAGTCGTGGGAAATGGTGATACGCCCAACGCTGGCAGACTATCAAGGCGCGGCCTATTTCGCGTCAACGCCTAAGGGCTTGAATTACTTTTACAACCTGTGCCAACAGGCAGAGACTAGCGCAGATTGGGCAACGTTCCATTACCGCACGTCAGACAATCCGCATATCGCGCCAAGCGAAATAGACGAGATGCGGAGGATGTTACCCGCGTCAACATTCCGACAAGAGATTGAGGCAGAGTTTCTCGCAGACGGTTCGTACTTCCAGAACATTGACGCGGCGGCAGTCATCGAGCAACCCGACACGCCTGACCAGCATCGCGGGCATACTATCGTTTTCGGCGTGGACTGGGGCAAGTCGAATGACTGGACTGTTATCACTGTAGCCTGTCGGCAGTGTAACCGCGTGGTAGATTGGCGGCGGTTCAATCAAATCGACTATCACATACAGCGCGGGCGATTGGCGCAAATGGTCAATGACTGGCATCCGCTGGCCGTGCTACCAGAGCGCAACAGTATAGGCGCGGTGTTGATTGACGAGTTGGAGCGTGACGGCATCCCCATAATGGCTGGCAGTGACGGCGCGGCGGGTTTCAACACTACCGCAACGACTAAAGCAGACATTATCGAGTCGCTTCACATGGCGCTAGTCCGTGACAAGTTCTTAGTTCCGCGCGACTACGGCGACGAACTACGCGCTTATGAAATCGAGATTCGGGCGGGTGCGCCTAAGTTTGGTGCGCCGTCAGGCTTGCATGACGACCGTGTGATGAGTCTCGCGCTTGCATGGCGGGCGGCAATCGAAGCATCCCCCGCTATCATAGGATGGTGACAAATGGCATGACTTTACACCCTGAGCGGTAACAGCGGCAAGAATATGAGCATTGGTCAACTCGATCAACTCATGGACGAAGCGGTCAATGCTAACGCTGGAAAGATGACACCTATCCAAGCGCTAACCGTTCCGCTGGCGTTTCGCGCCGTCGATATGATTGCCGGGGCTGTTGCGCGTATGCCGTATTACATCGAAGATACGGCAGAGAATGACGTAACAGACGACAACACGCCACGCTATTGGTCTGAGTTGATGTATAAACTCACGGCTTCGTTGCTGCTATTCAATGGCGCGTATTGCCTCAAAGAGTCTAACCAGTTTGGCCTAAATGCGCGGTATCGATTCCTGCCTTCGCCGTTGGTGCGGTGGGATACCAACAAAGGCGAGGTATCGAAGTTTGAATACTGCGTCGATGGCATCTGGACTAACATTCCAAACTTTCAGCGCTCCCTGCTGTGGTGGTGGTGGCCGAATCTGACAAGCGAAGTCGGGCCGGGAGTCGGGCCGATGAACGCGGCACTATCCGACATCGGGTTAGCATCGTCGTTGACGCACTTTGCAGAATCGTACTTTGCGCGTGGCGGTTTCCCGCTGACGATTCTATCAACAGAAGGAAACATCCAAGAGCCTGAAAAGGTGTTGTCATGGTGGAACGCTATGGTGCGCGGTGCGCGGCAAGCGTTTAAGGCAATCTTGCTCACTAACAAAATCACGCCTACCGTGATCGGCTCAAACATCAAAGACACGATTGCGCCGGAGTTGTACCAGCAAGCCGCGCACAACGTAGCCATCGCGTTTGGTATTCCGTTGTCGCTGTTGCTGAGTGACGCGGCCAATTATGCGACGGCGCTCGGCGATCATGTGCGCTTCCACACTGAGACGGTCATCCCGCTGGCCGAACGTGTTTTCGAGCAGTGGAATGAGCGCGTCTATGAGCCGCAAGGGTTGACAATCGAAGTATGGCCGGATGACCTTGAAATCATGCAGAGTTACCAGTTAGAGCAAGCGGCGGCGGTTGTGCCGTTGGTGGGTGGGCCTGTGTTGACACGCGAGGAAGGCCGCGCAATATTGGGCTATGACCCTGACGGAAAAGACACCGAACAACCCGAACAACCAGCGCAACCCGTAGCCGATACCAATGCCCCGCAAGCGGCACAGCCTGACGAGATGCAAGATGATGCCATCGAGACAGAGCGCAAGGCCTTGCGCCGTTACGCCCACAATCGCTTGCGTGATGGCAAGCCGTTCGCGTTTCGCTCTGACGTTATCGGCGCGGCAGAGATTGAGGCAGTCAAGGCGCTGACAACGCATGACGAGATTGACGCGCTAGACCTGACCAGCGTCAAGCGTGGGCCGGACTTGGCAGAGTTGATTGACGCTATCAACGCGGCGCGGGCGGAACTCAAGGCGGCTGTCAATGCCTAACACGCACGCGGCTATCATGCGCCTGTCAGACGCAATCGAGGCGGCGGCGGCATACGCGGCCACGCTTGCGCCTGTCAATTCATCGCCTGTCAAATCGGTGCGTGAGTACAAGTCAATCCGCGCTGAGTACCGTCAGGCCGTCGAGGATGCGCTATTCGACTACTTCACAAGCGACGGCGCGGTAACGTCACACAGAAACGCCATGCAACGCGCCATGAGTGACGCATTTCTGAGCGCGTATGAACTCGCCTACACTGACGGCGGCGGGGAGTTGCCTGTAGAGTCTGACGCTATGGACTGGTTAGCCGCTCGGCAGGATACAGAGTTCGGCTACATCAAGGAGTTGTTTGTTACCCTAAAAGACATCAAAGCGCAATACCGCGCCAAAGAAATCACCACGGCAGATGTCAAGGCAGAAATAGAGCGGCGGCGTGACGGCTACTCTGCCACGCTGGATAGCGTCTATGTAACTGGCAAGATGTTTGCACAGGCAAACAAAATGGTGACTTGGCAGTATGGCGAGACGGAGCATTGCGATACATGCGCTAGTCTGAACGGCAAGCGGCATCGTGCTAAGTGGTTTATCTCGCGTGACTACATCCCGCGCAAGCCGGGAGCGGCGATGGATTGCGGCGGGTATCGTTGCCAGTGTTCGCTGATAGATGACAAGGGCAAAGAAATCACGCTATGAGAACAGTCATCACCACAAACGCGGCTAAAATATCCGCCAAGTATAAGAAACTGCTAAAGAAACTTGACGGAGTGCAAGCCCGCGCAACTGACATGCTGGCCGATGAAGCGATTGTGTTATACCAGAAAACAACCCGCACATGGCGACACAAGCCGACATTCAAGAAGCGCAAGACGGCGCGAGGCGTGCAAATCGTGACGAGTGACGAGGTTTACAAATTCGTTGACTTAGGCACGCGCCCGCACATTATCCGCGCTAAGAACGCGCCGTTTCTGGTATTCGCTGGGCCATACAGGGCCGCGACTAAGCCGCGTGTCATCGGCAGCACTAACGCGACTGTCGGCAACAACTGGAGTCGTAAGTTGATGGTACATCATCCCGGCAACAAGCCGCGCCATTTCACAGACGAGATTACTAAGCGCATCAACAAGCGGGCTGGTGTGGTAGTCAAGCGCGAGATCAACAAAGTGATCAACGCTGAGGGATTCGGGCTATGAGTAAACGCCTTCTATTCGTGTTCCTACTGTTGCAAATCGCTATCATCGCTCTGGCCGTACTGGGGCTGTTCCAACTCGCGGCCATCGTGTCACCACTGGCAACGGCGGCGGGATTCGTCGCACTCTATAAGCGCATGGAGGAAACAGGGTTATGACAGAGCCACGACAACAATACACCACGACCAGCGCAACGCCAATGCCGCCCGATTACTTGAAGGGCGCTCACGTTATGACGCTGACAGACCGCGAGGCTGAACTAATCAACGCCTCACGCGCCAATCGTGACATTGTGTTGACTACCATGTGCCGTGTCGATGGCAAGATTATTGCACGGCTACAGAAGGCGCGTAACGAGTCGCGGTTCACTGGCTCAAACATGGCGGTGGTGGACTTCAAAACGGGCGCAGTGGGTGTGGTAGCCGTCGAGTGATAACCCAAATATAACCAAAACATATCCCAAGTTTTGCTACTTGACATTCTAGTAAAGTTATCGCATACTACTTAGGATAACTGAATACGTAGTACGCAAGTCGAAGAATCGAGGCGCGTGATCTGTCAAAGGTCACGCGCTCTTTTTGTTTGGGGTGACTATGGATGAATCCATCGAAAACAAATTAAACACAATCAATTCTGCATTTAGAGCGCAATACCCAATCACTCCGAGCCAAGCGGTAACCGAGACGGTAAGCGCTGATTATTGGTGCGTTGAAACACACGACGATTACGTGATAGTCGCCAATTCGGAAAAGTATTACCGAGTTGGCTTCACCATGAATGGTGACAAGCCGGTATTTGACGAGCGCGACAAGTGGCTAGAGGTTGTGAGAAAAATCTCGTGGGATGAAGTCAAAGCGGCCCTTGAGTTGAAATACGGCGCTCGTAACAGTCGCGGCGATGCAAGCCGCTTGCAGATGATTCACGATTACGCGGTTGAGAACGGCGCGGCCTGTGGCGAGTCTGAGAAGTCGGTTGACGTTGATTCACTCGTCACGTTTGGCGCGTCGGTGAAGGCGCTCGGTGATGGCCGTGTAGGTGGCTATCTCGTCAAGTTTAGCACGGCCAATGACCCCGACATGACAGGCGACTATTTCACGTCTCAAACAGACTTTGGTGATGCTGACAAGTCCCCCGTTTTATACCACCACGGTCTAGATGTGAAGGTCGGTAAGCGTGTCATCGGTGACGCTACCTTGCGCCGTGATGAGGTTGGCATCTGGGCAGAGGCGCAACTCAAAATGCGTGACGCCTACGAGCAAACCATCTACAAACTTGCCGAGGCTGGCAAGTTGGGTTGGTCATCTGGTACGGCTTCGCATCTTGTAGAGCGCAAGGCGCAAGGCAACGCGCAAGAGATCACCCGATGGCCGCTCGGTCTGGATGCGTCATTGACGCCCACCCCGGCAGAGCCGCGCAACAGCGCAACCCCGATCAAATCATTGAGTATCCCGTCAATGCTTGATCTGCCAGAGACGGAACAGGAAAACCGTAGCGCAGAGCAACAGACGGCTAACGAGCAACCCATCAAAACAAATCTAGGAGATCAAGCAATGAGCGATGAAGTGTTGGATAGCGTCAAGGCTTTGACCGCTAAGGTTGAAGCGCTTGAAACCGTGATCAAGTCTGCCCCGCCGATTAAGGAAGTTGGCACGGGCGTAACCGTGACCAGTGACCCCGCTGACCGTCCGTTTGTGTCGCTGGCTGAGAACTTCAACGCGATCAAGCAGTTTGAGTTGTCGAAAGGTCGTGTTGAGCATCCGCGCCTGACCAATCCCGCGATCAAGGCCACGGGCGCGAGTGAGGGTATCCCCGCTGATGGCGGCTTCCTGATTGACCCGACTTTGGCTGGGTTCATTCTGCGCCCTATGCACGAGGAAGGCCCGTTTACGCGGCTGGCCCGCAAGTTGCCTACGTCTAGCAACTACGGCTGGATTAACGGCGTTGACGAAACCTCACGCGCCACTGGTTCACGCTGGGGCGGCATCCGTGGGTATCGACTGGCCGAAGGCGGCACGAAGACGGCTTCACAGCCGAAGTTCCGCCGCATCAACTGGGAACTCAAGAAGTACGCGGTGTTGGTGTACGCGACTGATGAACTGTTGCAAGACAAGGCGCTGTTTAGTGAAATCGTTCGCACGGGCGCGGGTGAGGAACTCGCTTTCATGGCTAACGATGACCTTGTTAACGGCGTTGGCGCGGCTGGCCCTCTTGGCTTCCTGCAAAGCCCCGCTTTGGTGACTGTCGCTAAGACTCTAAACCAGACCGCTGACACCGTGTCATTCCAAAACATCGTTGACATGTGGGCGCGTTTGCATCCGCGCAGCAAACAAAGCGCTGGCACGGCATGGTTTGTCAATTCCGATGTTATGCCGCAGTTGGACACGCTGACGCTGACCGCTGGCACGGCTGGCATCCCGCCGCGCTTCGTCAACTACAACGATCAGGGCGTGATGAGCATCAAGGGCAAGCCCGTTTTCGAGACCGAGTTTAACTCAACGCTGGGCGACTTGGGCGACATCGTTCTGGCCGACATGAGCGAATACCTGATGTGGGAACACAGCGCGGGCGTGCAAGAGGCCGCGTCCATTCACGTGCAATTCCTGACGGATGAAACCGTGTTTCGTCTGGTCATGCGCGTTGACGGTCAGACCGCTCTCAACAGCGCGATCACCCCGTACAAGGGCAGCAACACGCAGAGCCCGTTCGTGACGCTGGCCGAACGCGCCTAACAATTAGCACGGGCGGCTAGTCTCGATTGATTAGCCGCCCGACTTGGAGAATGAGCAAATGAACGACTTGAAGAACGTGCATTACATTCCGGCTCTGGCGTCGATTGACAGCACCACGACCGTAACCGAGGCCATGACTGACGCCATCGACATTGGCGAGGCGACGGCGCTGCATTTCGTGTGCAACTTCGGCGCTATCACTGGCGATACGTTGGTTGTCAAGGCGTACAAAGACGCCAACACCACGACCAGCGGCGGCACGGCGATTGCCTTTAACTACAAACTGACGAGCGCAGTCGGCACGGATGCGATCAGCGCGTGGACGGCTTGCGCTTCTACTGGCCTGACTGTCACGGCTGGCGATGACAACAAGGTGCTGATTGTGGACATCGACCCCGCGCAGTGTGACGGGTATCCGTACGTGTACTTGGGCATTGACCCCGGCGCGTCTATGACCTCACTGGTTTACGGCGTCGTGGCCGTGGTTGTGCCGCGCTATAACCAGAGTATCCCGGCTTCGATGGTTGACTAAGGAGTATCCAATGTATAAATTGGACTTTCAGAAGGTTTCAATCGTCGGTGCTCTGTTGCTGGCCTTGCTTGCGCTCTATGTCTCTCTGAGCGCTACCACTGCGCCAGCGCCTGTTGCGCCTGTGGCGAGTACGCAGTCTTTCGCGTGCGCTCCCGGTACGATGTGCGTGCAATACGGCGGCAAGCAGGTTGACATCCTGAGCGGCGGTTCATTCAACATCAACGCGGGCGCGGTGTTTACGGTTGACGGCGTTACCGCGTCCGGTGTGGTGCGCTACGGTACGGGCACGGTGATCAGCGGCACGACCATTGCGCACGGTATCGGCACTACGCCTACTGTGTTCCTGCTGAACAATGACGGCATCCGGGCGGCAACATTCACGCAGACGTTGTATCACGGCGCGTGTGATGTGACCTCGTGTACCGTATATCTCACGCAGGGCAGTATCACCACGACCGTTGTTGATTGGATTGCTGGCAAGTAACTAAGCGGCGGGGCGTGCTACCAAGTACGCCCCGCTAAGGTTGTGCCATGTACTACGCCACACTGACACAGGTTCGCGCTTACCTCAAACTCGATACGGCTGAAACAGGCGATGATAGTCTATTAACCGACTTCATTCGCGCCTCTAGCCGCTACTGCGACACTCGAAGCGGGACGCACTTCTACCCGCTAATCGAAACGCGGTACTTTGACGTGCCGCCCAATCAACGCATGTTGCAGTTCGATGATCACTTGCTGGCGTTGACCAGCGTCACGAACGGCGACGGTACGGCGGTTACTCTGTCGGACTTGCTCTACCACCCCGCAACAACCTACCCGAAGTACGGCGTATCACTCAAAGCGCAATCGGCGCAAGTGTGGCAACCTGACACGTTCGGAGAGTGCGAGCAAGTCATCGCATTGACGGGCGTGTGGGGCTACCATGACGACTACCCTAACGCGTGGGTATCGTCAGGCGATACTGTCACGGATGCGCTGGGTATCAATGCGTCAGTGACGACAATCAACGTCACTAGCGCAAGCGGCACGGCGTCAGACTTGGTTAGTCCACGTTTTCAGGCTGGCCAACTCATCAGGGTTGACGATGAATACATCGACATTACCAGCATCACAGGCAACGCGCTAACCGTGGTGCGGGGCGTCTATGGTAGCGCGGCGGAGGCACACGCAACGGCCGCGCCGATCAGCGTCTATCGGCCAATGGCTGATGTGACGATGGCTGTTATCCGGCTAGTGGCGTGGCGCTATCGGCAGAAAGATGCAAACGTATTCGATAACACCACGATTCTTGGAACGGGTGTGAAGATTACGCCAAGCGCAACACCGCCCGACGTTGACGACTTGATACCGCAACCTATCCACTTGGTGTATAGGCAATGACGATTGCAACTGTTTGCGCGGCGTTGAAAACAATCTGTAACGGCGTGACGGGTGTCACATCGGATAACGTGACGCTGACTATCAAGGCTTATGACCCGCCGCCCGCTTCAATGGATAGCGTGAAACTCCCGGCTGTCTATGTGTTCACCGGAGCGGCAGAGTTTGACACGCTGGCCTATGGGCCTGAAGAAGTTGGAGTAACCCGCGAATATGAAGTCCATTGCGCTGTGCTGGCAGAGAACGCGGCAACACCTGAACTACGTGAGAAGCATTGCCGCCCGCTGTTGGAAACGCTACGCACGAAACTACTGCAATATCCTAATCTAGGCGGCGTGGCAACGGTGCAAATGATGACCCCGCTTAGTGATAGCGGCGTTATCACACTGCCGGAATACGGCGGCTTGTATGTCGGTTTCATCGTAACTATCAATACACTTGAGATCGTCGCTAGGACATACGCAAGCGGCGAATAGGAGTCTAAAACATGGCGGCTACATCTGGAAAAGAATATCCTGTCGGCTTGCGGTATGGTTCGGTGTTTGCGCTGACATCGCTGGGCATCCCATCGGCCACTAACGCGACAGTCTATGAGGGCTTGCAGTTTACGGGCGCTAACGCATTTAACTTGGAATACCCTGACCCGCGCAAAATCGACCACCCTGGCGACGATCGGCTGATGGCGACTGACTACATGCCCCCGATCGAATCGGCCACGGCGACGATTGAAGTGTCACGCTACGACATGACGCTCAATTCGTTCTTAACGGGAGTTAGCACGTTCGCAGATGCCGATCAGACCATGATGCTGTGGGGGACTGATGCGCAAGGCGATGAGCCGACTGTCGGCCTGTTCCTGTATCAGCAATCGCTTAACGGTGTCACTAAGGCGCGTAACTGGCGATACTATGTCATACCGGCTTGTCGCTGCATCCCTAAGCCTGCGCCGATGACGGCTGATCAGACCAACGTCACGTATAACGTCACAATATCTCCTACAACAAAAACGCTGTGGGGCGTGACCTACACCGATGGCGTGAACGGCGCGACCGAGGCGGCAATCATCGAAGGTCATAGCGAATACCAGCCGTGGATCGCTGCTTGGCGCGGTGATGCGTCGGCTACGGACTTCTTGTTTAGCGCGACTAAGCAAGCCAAGTCAACTGCTAAGATTTCGGTGTGGACAGTGACTGATGCCGGAGTTGTGACGGAAGTCACTGGCACGGCTACGCTTGCGACTAGCAAGATTACCATTGCTGGCCCACTGCCCGCTACAACCTCAATCGTGGCGCTCTATGAACTCGCCTAGAGTCGTGACGGTTGGTGAACATACGGTCAAGGTATTCCCCGCTGATGGTATAGCGGGGATGCGCCGTCATCGCATCCGCTATGAGCAGAGCAAGATCGTTGACGATGACCCTGATTCGCGCTTGCTTCGCCTTACGACCTACCCTGACATGGTAGCCTGTGCGGATCAAGTCATGCCGTTTGCGCTGTTTGCGGCTCTGCCTGATGCGTTCCTGCAAGAGTGGGAACGCGCTTGCTATGAACTCAATCCGCATTGGCTTGACGCGGGAGTAGGCGAAAAAAAAGTGACGACCTGATTCTGTGGCTATCATCGCATGACAGCGGCAAGAATCTACCAGACACGGTAACGCTGTGGGGCGATGAAGATACTGCCCGATACGTGGTAAGCGTGCTTGAGGCCGTCGAGTGGAAATGGACGCCCGCGCAAGTGCTAGAGCAGAATGAAGCGCTACTCCATGATGTGCTAGTCATCGGCGGGTTAAGCGGCAAGATACGGCAGATAGAGCGAGACAACGCGCATGGCTGATAATGAAATCGTTGTAGGTGTACGCTACACATCAGAAGGCTATGATGCTGCCTTGTCTAAGGCTGATCGCATCGGCCAAACCATGTTGCGTCTGTCGCGTGACTTGGGCGGTATTGGCCGCGCCATGAATAGCCAATTTCTGATCGGCGTCTCTGGTATCTTGGGCGGCATCGAAGACACCATCGGCGCTGTATCAGAACTCAGCAAGGCAATCAAGAAAGTACCCGCGCTCGGTATCGGAGTTGCGGGTATTGCTGGTGTAGGGCTTGGCTCTGCCATCTATGACGCGACCATTGGCAAGATGCAAGGCACGTCAACCGAAAAGATTCTGAGTCAGATTGGCGAGTTGATCAAGGCTGGCTTCAACACTGACACGCTAGTCGTCAACGCCCGTATCGCCATGATTGACGCGATGGTTGCGTCAAATAGCAAATTCCAATACGACCCGCGCGGCACAGGTGCGCTAAACAAACAACTAGCCGGAACGGGTATCAGCGTTTCGGATGGTTCGCTTGCTGGCATCCGCAAGGCAGTAACCGAGACAGAAAAACTTTTGCAACTCCGATTGACCGAGGGTGATCAAGTCGGCTCAACTGTCGCGCAAGTCTCTACCGCGCTTGAGATTCTAAAATCCGCACTAGCCGCGCTTGAGGCCGAAAACACCAAAGCCAACGGCTCACGATACGCCAAGCAATTGAGCGAAGTGGGCGACAAGGTAAAAGCAACCACCGAATATCAAAACAAACTCGCGCAAGCCTCAAAGACATACAACGCGGCAGAGTTTGACCGCAAGATGCAACTAGCGCAACTTGAGGCCGACATCACGCAGAAGCGAATCGCGGCGGCTCAGTCGCTATCGTCCGACCTGTCGCGTATGGACTCGCAGTATTACTCCAATCGACTAGCGGCGGCTGAATCGTTCGGCATTGAATCGGCGCGGGCAGAGGAAGATCACCAGCGGCAGATGCGGCAGATGCAACAGTCGCATGACAAGCGCGTGCGCAAGTTGGTTGACTCACGCGATGCGCTAGGGCTTGAAGATGAGATTGACGCATTTGAGGATGAACGCAGTCAGGCCGAAGAAGAATATGCGGTTATGCAGTCACGGCGTAATCAGGATTACGCTAACCAAATGCGTGACATGGAGAAGGCTTTCCAGGCGCAGCGGCAAGAGCGTATCAACGCCTACAACCAGCAACTGATTGACATCGCGGAATACAACAAAGCGCAACGCGATTTGATTGCACAACAAATGCAAGCGATTGCGAAGGCTGTCATGGATGCGTTCACACAGGCCGCGAAAGATTACACCGCCGCACAGAACACTCTAAACAGCACGAGCAATACTGCGAACGTGACGCAAAACTTTAGCGGGCAAAGCATGTCACCAGCGCAATACAAAGCGCTCACCTATGAGGCCATCGGTGAAGTATTCGGGGCGGCACGATGACACGCTACAACTATGCAATCGCTGACACCGTGAACGTCACCAGCGGAACAGGCACGCTCACGTCAAGCGGCGTTAACATCACAGGCAGTGGGACGAACTTTGACCCCGATGTGCCTGTCGGTACGATTATCCACGCGGACGGCTATGATTTAGTAGTCGCAACTGTAACCGATGACACGCACTTGACGGTAGTCACTGCCCCGCCCGTTGGGTTGACAGGTGCATCGTTTACCGTGACGGGCATGGGCAATGTCGAGGCGCTTGGAGTGCAACCCCCTAAATCCACGTTTAGGCCGTGGGTTGATTCTGTCGTTCTGGGCAATGGGCTATCGCGTGCGCTTGGGCGTCCGTCTGCGGTGTGGCAATGGGGCTTCATGTCCACGGCTAATCGCAACTCATTGCGCGCTTACTGTACTGGCAAATCAGCGCGTGTCTATATCCGCACGCGCAAGAACGATTCAAGTGATGCGTATGCAACCTACAGCGCCGTGATGGTGTGGCCTGACGATGAAGAACGCTTCGCTAATCGGCGTCTCAATTTCTCGATTGAGTTTCGTGATCTAGTCCTGCTCTAAGGAGATCAGAATGTTATACATCCCGCGTGAACACGGTCAAGGCATGGTCGAATATGCTTTGATTCTGGCGCTTGTCGCCATCGTTGTGATCGTCGTGCTGGGCTTGCTTGGCCCGTCAATCGGTGGCGTGTTCTCTGAGATTTACGCGAACGTCTAACAGCACGCCATGACGATAATGCCCCGCGCTGCAACATCGCCGGAACTTGCCAAACTCCGCAGTGATAACCAATCATCGCGGCTGTATCTGTCTGTGCTTGCGCCGTCAACGGTTTACACGGCGCGGCTGGCCGCTGTGCCGTCATCAACTGATATGGTGGCCTCAATCACCTACAATACGGGGAGCGGCACGCTGGCGAATGTGTTATCCGATATGACCATGCTAGTCGGCAGCACGGCGGGCGGCTTCGATTATGGCATCTGCCGAATCCGCAAAGACGGCACAACCACGGCTGGCACGTTCTACGTAGGCGAGACGTCAGAAGTGAATTGGACTGCTAACGCCTATATAACCATCGTCAATGAGTTTGCGCCGTGGGCTAGGCATCCGCGCATCGTCGGCACTACGCCATACATGGATTATGACGTAACCTACACTGACCAGCACAGTAAGTGTAGCCCAACGCCCGTAATCGGGCCGTGCTATGTGGCGTGGCTCAATGACGCGACGGTATCCATCACGCCTGACGCCTCGCAATCGTGGGGATTAAACAACACGATAACGGGCTACAGTTGGGCGGCTACGGGCGCGAGTGCTACCAGTGGCCTGACGACTGCAACACCGACGATAACGTATAACGCAACGGGTACATACCGCATCGACTTGACGCTGACGGCTAGTGATGGCGCGACATTCACCGGATACCGCAATGTATTTGTCGTCAATGAGTCCACTGTCATCACTGACTTCACCCTCGATGATTGCTCAGGCGATTATCAGCGCGGCGGCTGGTCATTTCGCGTGACGCTGTATGACGATGCTGACCGCACAACGATTAGAGATCGGGCCTTCGTCGTTCTACACTCACGCGATTGGTACGGCGATACGGAAGGCTCAATCGGCTATCTGGCCGGATGCGAAAATATCGTCTCCTGTGGCTGGATAAATGGCGAGTCGATACAATGGCGCTCAGAGGATTCATACTCTGACGTGTCATTCGATGTGGAAGGCGCTTGGGCATGGCTGGACAAGATACCCGCATTTAGCAATGGCCTCAAGAACACAACCGACACCCCGACTAAATGGACGCGGTTTCAAGGCTTGACGGCTAAGGCGGCGACATGGCACATGCTACGCTGGCGATCCACTGTGACGCGGTGTGTGGATGTGTTCCCATGTGCCAACACGTTAGCCGCTGGACGCATGGAAGCACCGGGGGCGCAATCGCTCTGGACGCAACTTAACACCATACTCGATCAAACGATTATCGCTAAGGCTTGCGCGGATAGGTACGGGCGCTTGCATTTTCAGCGCGAACAAAACCTACTCACCACGGCAGAGCGGGCGGCAGTCCCAACGGTGATGGCTGTCACGTCTGATGATTGGACGGGCGAAATCGGCATCAACCGCCGCACGTCTGACACAATCGCGCAAGTCGATTTGAGCGGCGTGGCATTGACGGCCAGCGGTACGGGTGTACCATATTTCGCGCTATCCCCTGGGCGCGTGTATGGCAGATACGGCGGCGTTGAGGTTCGTCAACGTCTGGTACTTTACGATCAGGCCACGACAAACACACTCGCGGGCTTGTATTGCGGGATGCTCAATAACGAGTACCCCGAAATCTCAATCAACTTTGCGGCAAACAACCGCTTGATTGACATTGCCTCATATCAGTATCTATCCCTGACGATTGCAAGCGCAGACACGCCCCGACAAATCAGCGGAACGCTAAAGATTATCCCGCGCTCGGTTACGCTAACCTTCTCAGATGGCTATCTGCTAACTAGCGTAAGCGGAGAAGGCGAGACAACGGAGCGATTGTCTGTTGCTGGCGATCAGCCGCAAATGCCAGTTACGCCCCCGGTATGGACTCCCGAACTTCCGCCACTGCCACCTACGCCTATCCCAACACCGGACGCAGACGGCGCTGAAGTGTGGCTATCTCATTACAACGCAGGGTCAACCCCTAGCACGGCGCTGATTTACAGCACGGACTTTTTCAGCGCACTCGGTTCACCGACTTGGCACACATGCGCGGCTCTGCCCGCTGACCTTGTGTCGATTACCTACCACTGGCAGGACAGGGACGGCGCGTATATTTACCTGCTAGGCAAAGACACCGGAACACATGACGCGCTATGGGCTAGCGCAAATCCTAAAGCCGGATCGCCGTCTTGGACTAAGGTCATCGCGTATGGCGATTTTGTTTCGATCATAACATCGGAGTCACCGAACGTTACAAACTACGTTCAGTCCATCGACACATACGACCCGGATGGATCATTTCCTGAAATGACTCCACTGATGACGATTACAACATACCAATCTACCCCGCTGGCTGGCGTGACAAAATTCGGGGCAGTCGTAAGCGGTACGGGTGTATCGTATGTCGGCGGCAACGGATACCGCATAGACGGCACGCGGCAACAGCCGTGGGGACTGTGGAATACAAGCGCTGGTATTACATTCATCCGCGATAGATACATGATCACAAACACCGGACTATATGACCGCTGGCCGAACTATACTAGTTCAGGCGTGGCGATCAATGGTGATTTTCAACTCAACGGCTATCCAGACGGCGCTGCAATCATCGCGGGCGATATATGGGCGTTCGCACAGGGCAAATACCTTGCCAAACTTCGGCGCTCGTCGTCTGTGCCGAACTACGCCATACCAAACGCGAGCGCTGGCGGATCATATACCAGCGGCGAAACATACGCCTATTACTGGGGCTTCTTTGAGCCTACATCATTCAATGGCGTGATTTACTGGACGGATGACGGTGGCGTGTCATGGCGGCAAATGTCGCCCGCGTACTATTGGAGCGAGGGCAAGAAGATTAGACCAGCCAATATTAACGGCGGAAAGTTCGTGCTAGTGGCGGCGCGTGGCTATGCCGTGACGAATAGTAACGAGTTTCTACGGCACATGGTTGACATCTCAGACCCAGCCAATAATCCGTGGGTAGCCGATACGGGTAATATGTGGACTACAATCATTTCATCCGGTAGTCTATACGTTCGTAATTTCACGGTGGTCTATCAATGACCAACTCACGACAACTTGCCATCGAAGCAGTACGCGGCTTTAAGGCTGGACTTCAAACGCGCCTCGACTCATGGCCTGCGTTTACAGGCGACGGGCGCGGAAATCTGCGCAACAGCGACAGCGATAGTCAGTATATGCTGGTTCGCTGGCCGCTGGCTACATCGCCCGCCGTCGAAGTCTTGAACGACTTTATACCCGACGTTGAAAACTTGCGGGTGATGGTGGGCTATACCGCCGATCAACCTGACGTGTTGCGTATCCTGTCACGCGCTGACAGCCGCGCCGATAATGTTCCGTTCGTGGGTGTGATGAATCACGCCTCACAACATGGCTATCTCGCGCCTGATATGGATTGGGTGGACTTCCGGCGCGTGTTGTCGTTTCGCGTCATTCCATACAGCGGGCTTAATGTGTTCGTCTATGGCGGCGTGTTGCCTGTGGGCGGCTCATTCGTTAGTGTCGCCAATCAAGTCGTTGACCTTACGGCTAGTGTACCCGTATCGGGGGCGCGTTACTCGGCTATCTCTGTTGCGACGGATGGCACGATCACGGTAACGGACGGCAGCACACAACCAACGGCGCAAGCGTTGACGGTTGCCAATGTGCCAACTGTGCCAAGTGGCGAGTTCAGATTGGCGGCGGTGCTGTTGCGGGCCGGACAAACCAGCATCACTGAGACACTAGCGCAAAATGATTTGCTCGATTTGCGCTGGCCTCAAGCCCATTTAGAGTCAAGCATATCGCCGTCAAGTGTTGCGCTGACTAACGCTCACATCATTGTAGGCAATGCGTCAAACGTGGGCGCGGATGTTGCCATGTCCGGCGATGCGACGATTGCAAACACCGGGGCGGTAACACTGGCGACGGTCAATAGCAATGTCGGCTCGTTTACAAATGCGTCAATCACCGTCAACGCTAAGGGATTGATTACGGCGGCTTCAAGCGGCGCAACGCCCGTCACGGGCAGCGGCACGGCTAACTATGTCTCGAAATGGACAGGCACGAACACGCAGGGCGATAGCCTGATACGCGATGACGGAACGACTATCGGCATCAACACCGCGCCGATTTCCACATCGCTAGTCCAGACCACGGCCACCCCGACGATAACTAGCGGCACATTTAACGGGCAGACTGTCACGCTAACAGGCAACCCTGGAGGCTCGTCATCGGGCGTATTTCAGGGGCTATCATTTGTGGCGGCCACGCAAGCGGCCAATGCGCAGAACTTCACCGGCTCGGTGCGCGGCGTGGTTGGTCAAGCGCAACACAACGGCACAGGAACAGTCACCACATTAACGGGCATTGACGCAGTAACTCAAATCAATAGCAGCGGCAATGTCACCACGGCATATGGTATCCGCTTAACGTCTGTCGCTGGTAGCACAGGCCGCGCCAATAGCAACTATGGCCTATACATCGAAAACACCGCGCCATTTACCACCATCAACACGGCGATTGGTATTGCGGCCACTAGCGGGGCTGGCAGTCTAAAATACGGCTTGTCTATCGGCGCGATTACGGGCGGCACGGTCGCGAATGTGGCGATTGAGACGCTGGGCGGTCAGTTGCAATTCACGCACAACGCCAATAGCACACTTGCCACGTTCACCGGACATAGCACATTCACGGCGGCGACTCCGCTGGTGTTGCTCACGCGCAATGACGCAAACACAAACGTAGTCGTGACGAATCTCACGCTACGGGCCAATACTACGGGAACCGCCGCAAATGGCTTTGGCGTCAAACTAAACTATGAGGCAGAGAGTTCGACCACTGCGTCACAGACAATCGCATATGACGAGCGGCTGTGGACAGACGCCACACACGCAAGCCGAACGGCGCTATATCGTGGCACGACTACAGGCAACGCTACTCAATCTGGATTCTACGGGGCGTGGGCGCATAACGCAGTCAGTAACACGGCTATCACCATCATACCCAATGGTACGGGCGATGTGGCGTCTGTTGGCACGTTCGTTTTCACCGTCAAGGATAACACGGCGGGAACGACTAACGGCGGCGTCGTGGTTCTCAATCCCAACGGCGGGGCGATTAGCCTTCTCAGTGACGGCACAGACACGCTACAGATTACCTGCGCGGCGGATGGGAGCGTCACGATTGCGCGAAGCGCTGGTACTCACACATTCGCGGTTAGCATCTGGGGGACTTGGCAATGAGTCAGGGACGTTGGAGCGTAGAGCAGGATGACTTTCAAGTCCAGATTACGGGCGCTCGGCTTGTCGGTGCTGATGCGCCTGTATGGACAGACTGGAAAGGCGGGCAGGTATTGGCCTTCAAGAAAAACGCCACAAACTCGATTGCGTTTTCTGTCCAATTGACTCACGCCTACAAAGAGGGTAGCAATATCGAGTTTCACATCCATCTCGCCTACCCGACCAACGGCGCAGGTAATAGCGTATGGCAGATGACGCATAGTTGGGCTAACATCAATACCGCGTTTCCGACTGCTACCACACCGACCGCCGTCACGATTGCGTCACCCGCTACGCTTGACCAGCACACCGTCAACAATGTGGCGACATTAACAGGAACTAGCAAAACGATTTCAAGCGTTATCCTGTGCAGCCTGTCACGGCTGGGGGCTAACGCGGCAGATACCTATGACGATTTTATCTATCTTGTCGCGGCAGACTTTCACATCGTGCGCGACACGATTGGTTCAATATCTGAGTACACTAAATAGGAGCGCAACAGATGACACTACACCGCACACTAAGCAACGAAATCAGCGAAGCGCAACAGACATTGGCGAAGGCAGACGAGGTAATTGACGAGTTGGGCGCAATCTTCAACAAAGGCGACCGATTCTGCGAGTTTGACCCCGAAACGTGGCAACCTGTCACGGTTGACGGCGTATTCGCACCGACGATGACTGACGATGAACTGCTAGCGGCGAATTTCGACTTTACTGCGCAAGAGTTATGCACGGCGCTGTTTGCTACGGCGGAGACGCTCATCAACGTCTCTGCGCAACTCCGGCGCGTGATTGGCAAGGTAAAAGCATGAACACTGACGAAATCAAGGCCAAACTTGAACAGGCGCAACGTGAGCGCGACGCGGCCATTGCACAGGCTAACTACCTGTCAGGGTACGTCAAGGCGCTTGAGGATGTACTAGCACCCACTGCCCCGCCGCAAGCGTAACAAAAAGCCCGTCGATGTGACGGGCTTTTGATTGGCTACCTTATCGATTCTGAATTTACCCAATAGTCTATATACGATGATTTTATATCCATAACATCAACAACCGATATGCTAAACCACTCTCCGCTTACTCGCTTGTCCTTAAACCTTGCGTGTAAACTGCTCTCAAGTCCGTAAGCCATTTTTTCGCCGTTAGTCCATATAGCGCCAATTAAAGACATTGCCGGAGAGCCTGTCTTAAGTGACTTAAACCGGCTCATAACATCTATTGCCTTCCCTATTTTTATGTGACCGCTTGCGCAGTCCTCTATAAAATACACGTAGCACTTTTCTTTGCTTGGCCTCGGCTCTTTTGTCTGTTTTTTAACATCATCCGGGCTGTCTGCGTGGTATTCGTGATAAACGCTTCGGGTGTAACTTTTTGATAGTATTGCTCCCTGCTTTCTGTCGCCGTGTTCGCTGTACTTCTTTATTATCCCTGATGGGTTCATCCCAAAAAGCATAGCAGACTTAAGTATTTCGGTTATCATTTGTGCTAGTTCATAATCGTTTAGTTTCCCGATAAGTTCTTTTACTGTTTGAATCTCTGCTGATGTTGGCAGAACGTCTTTGTATTGCATGTCTTGTCCTTATTTGCGCGTCCAGCGGGCGGGCTGGATAATTTCGCGCATTGGGTTCAACTGACCACTTGCTGACGTGTGGTGCTAAC